GCCACGAATGCTCGTTGAAGTCGACGACTTCCGTGTCGAACCTGTCCTTGCCCATCACTTCCTTGTTCTTCACTTCCCAGCGTACCGAGACGAAGAACTTGATGGCGTTACCGCCGGGCAGGGTGCGAGTGTCGCCATGCATGACGCCGATCTTCTCGCGGAACTGGTTGATCAGCAGCACGGCCGGGAAGTGCCCGCGCACGCGCTCGTCGATCAGTGCCTGCGAGGCGGTGCGCACGAAACGGCCGATCAGGCGGGCCTGAAGCGCAACGACCGCGTCTTCGGCAGCCTTGTCCATTTCCTTGATCGGCATCAGCGCCGGCAGGCTGTCGAGGACGACGATGGACGTCTCCTTGGCCTTGATGACGGCGCGCGCAAGGTCGACGGCCTGCTCGCCGCTTTCCGGCTGCACCAGGACCAGGCGCTCGTTATCGATACCGTGCTTTGCGCCCCATTCGGCATCATAGGTGCCTTCGGTGTCGATCAGCACCGCGACCATGTCCGGGTACTTACGCTGCATCTGCGCAATGATGCGCATCGCCGTCGTAGTCTTGCCCGAGCTTTCCCAGCCGTAGATCATCGAGATCAGCGACTGCGGAATGCCGCCGTGAAGACCCATGTCCAGCGTGAAGATGTCGGTCGGGCAGTGCAGGAACCGCGCCTTCTGCGTCGCCCTGCGAATGACGTGATTGCCGTATGTCTTGCCGAAGTCGGCAATGACGGAGCCGATCTCGGATCGGTCCTTCTTGGCAATGTTCGTGTCAAACATCTGATCGAACAGCGGGCTCCGGCCCGTCGGCTCTGGCGCTTCCTCAGTGACGACTTCGTCGGACAGATCGATGATCGGCTCCGGCTCGTTCGAAGGAGGGGGAGGCGGTGTGCGCGTCCGGGATCGCACAGTTGTAGCTTCCGCCATTAGTGCGCGCTCTCCTGATAGCCCTGAGCATCCTGAACAGTGACGCCGGCCTTCTCCAGTTCGATAGGGATGAGCCGATCGAGCAGGCCCTCGATAAAGTGATAGGTGCGGACGATCTCGCTCTCGATCGGGTAGCACGGCATCTCGACCATGACGTCGACGCGCGCCGAGTTGAAGTCGCCGAGGTTGCGGGTCGTGCCGGCGTTGACGCGAAGGCGGGCTACTTCTGTAGCGAAGAGCGGAACGCGAATTTTCTCGTTGCTCTCTTCCTCCACGCCATACGAGGAGCGCTGAACGTGCACGAAGCCCTCGTGCACTGTCTCGACCTGCTGGGCGGCGGCTACCTCGTCCGCCGTGGGGTTCAGGTCCACACGGCGGCGCTGGCGTACTTGCGGTTCGGTCATCTTATCAGCCTTTCTGCTCAATCCACGCATGGGCGCGGGCGGTGTTCTTCTCGAAGGAGGCGGCAAACAGCTTCTCGCGCACGTCGTGGTGATCAGACCGGTAGTGCGGGGTGATGAGCTGATGCTCGCCCATGATCTTGATGAAGTCGGTAACTTCGTCGTCGGCGTAATAGTGATTGCCCTTGTCGTCGACCAGGGTGGGCGAGGGGAGAATGCTGCGCTGATGCCAGCGGTAGATCACCTGCGCCTGTCGATCGAGGAGATTGGCCAGGTCGGTCATGGTGAAGACGCGGCCGATGACGAACGGGCTATCGCCGCTGCGCACGGCCATGAGGGCGCCAGACGTCGGCACCTTCTCGACGTTACCGATGCAGCTCGCAAGCGTCTGTTCTTTCACGGCGTTGTTCCTACGGTAGCTCTGCCGGCGCTGCTCGCGCACCTGGGCGGCACGCTCCGGATCATTCTTATACTGCTGGCGACGTGCGGCATTGTGCTCTTCCCCCCAGTATTTTTCTTTTCGTTTAGCGGCCACGACGTGCTCCTGTTCTGGCGTGCGGCGAGGCCGACCACGCTTTGGCTTTTGCGGCGATGGTACCGCGACGAGGTTGACGGTTTGATCTTCCATTTATGAATACCTCCGCACCGGAGGCAGCATAATCTCTGCATCGAGCAAAAAACGCACGCTTCGATACGGAGCACCGAATGTCCCGAACGGTGATCCATACAGGCTTCTTTTTCCCCGGCCGGGGTCGGCGAATGCGACCGATAAGCTGTGTTGCCTTACGACGTGGGACCACGTCAAGTCCAGCATCTAATCGAGGAATATCAATTCCCTCGGTCATCATACCATACGTAGCGAATATAAGCTGTGAATTCGCTTTTACAGCGTCAAGCTCTGTCTTTGATAGCTTACGCTTCTTAATCTTTCGTTTTTCACGCTTCGTCACCGGGTCTCTGACCCAAGTCACGGTCTGCACGTCGCCGGTGAACTGACCCATGGCTTCGCGCGGCACGCCGAGACGGTGAGCCATGTCCATGAGTGTCTGCAGGTGCAGGACGCCGTCCCCAACGATCAGTGCCTGGCGGCCGGTGTCATAGAAACGCTTGATCGTACGGGCAAGCAGCGCGTTGCGGCGAGGGTCCATGGCCAGGCAGCGGTTGCGTGCGGACTGGTCTACGCCCCAGAGCTCGAAGGCAGGGCCGCAATCGTAGTCCAGGACATGCACGTCGCATTCAAGCGCCTCTGCCGTCGATGTGACGTGGATCGGGCCGATATGCCAGAAGAAGACGCGGTCGCCGCCGTCCTCGCGCTCTGCCGTCGCAGACAGGCCGAGACGGTAGTAGGAATTGAACATCGGCATGACCGGCGCGAACTGGCCCGTACCCATCTTATGCACTTCGTCGACTGCGACGGTGCGGAACTGGTTGCGAAGCTCGATCGGGTAGCCGTTGTCACCGCCGAGGCCACGCGAGACCAAAGAGTGCAGCATGGCGACGACGAACTTCTTGCCTTCGTACTCGCAGCGATCGCCCCGGATCATGCCGACTTCTGACGGAAGGATGCCGAGCTTGTCAGGGATTTCTTCGTACCATTGCTCCAGCAGTCGGCCGAGATGCAGGAGCACGAGCGTCGTACCGCCCAGCTCTGCCGCCGTTGCGAGCGAGCAGACCGTCTTTCCTGAGCCGGTGGCGGCCGACGCGATCATGTCCTCATGTGTCTGCATGCCGGCGAGAAGGTCTTGGCGGAATTTGAGCTGCGCCTGCGGGTCCTTGACCGACGGGTGGAACGGGTCTGGCAGGCGGCCGACGGTGATGGGGTGGCCCATCGACCGCCGGTCTTCGTAAGGCAATCCGGCAAACCAGTGCCGCCCGAAAGAGCGGGGGACACCGATAAAGCCAGGCCGCGTGTCGTCATAGAGGCGAATGGGCTCGTCGCCTTCTTCCGAGAACTTCGGAAGATATGTCAGTCGCTCACGCAGCCGATCGACGCCAAGCTGCCCGCCTTGAATGACGGACAGAGGAGCATAGAACCAGCCTTCTAGTGTAGCTACTGACATGCGTTGCAACCCGTTGCACTTCTACTTCACAGAGGGATTTCGCTCGGATCAGTCGCGGCTGCTCCGGCAGTCATGGGAGTACGGCTCCGCCCACCGGTCGGGGCGAGGGAGCCACGCTCAAAAGGGATGTCGTCATCGATCTCCCGGCTGAAGGTGCCTCCCTGACCGCCACGGCTGTCGGCCTGGTAATCGCCTGCGACCTCCTGGTCTTCAGCGCTGCCATCGTCGTCATAACCCTGGTCGTAGTCGCCGCCCTGCATCTGGTTGGAGCCGCGCTGAGCGGCCGAAGCGAGGCCGATGCGGTTCCCGCCGGCGCCGGCGCGAGACTGGGTCTGCTGGAACTGGCCGGCATCACGTCCCCAGACGCTCTGCTGGTCGAAGGACGAGCCGGCCGCCGGAGCGCCGCCGTACTTCTGCAGCATGATCTCGTAGTCAGGGCGCGGGAAGATCGACGCGTAGTCATAGGCATAGCAGTCGGAGTTGGCTTCCTTGGCGATCTGGCCCTGCTTTTCGCCCTGCGTATAGTAGACAGGGTCATGACCGAAGCTTTCGAGGATGGCCTCTTCCGGGTGAATGGTGACGAAGTCCGGGTTGCCGTGGTTTGCGCCGCGAGGGTCATTGCGGACCATCAGGAGCTGCATGCCGCGCAGCGTGCCGTTCTGGTCGTACTTGCGGAAGAACCACTCCTGGTTCTTGTTCTTGACGACGAGCAGCTTCTTGGAATGCGGTACGAAGACGTTGTCCTTGTTCACATATCCGCGCAGGTCGATGATCGACAGGAAGAGCGCGAAGTACGGGTCCTTGGTGTCGGCGTCACATGCAGGGCAATGACCTTCCTGCGACAGGCAAAGCTGCGTGTAGGAGCCCTTGCCCATCCGGCCGGTGCGCGGATCAGGGAAGGCGTGCTCGTAGCAGGCAAAGCTCGGCGCCTCGTCGAGAATGACAATGTTTGCTTCAAGCTCTTCCGGGGCCGGCCACGGCTTGTTCTTCGGCTGCGGGTCCGGAAGGTAGAAGCGCAGCGGCTGGTAACCGTCCGCCCGCTCTTGTGCGCGCTGGCGCTCGATCTGCGTCTGGCGCTGCGACTGATTGCGAATGGCGTCATAACCCTGGATGCCACCGGCAGGGCGTGCAGCCTGCTGATGTTGACCTGGCCCGCGCTGCGTCTGGCCCTGCGGCTGACGGCTCTGGGCCTGGATTGGGCCGCCTCGACCAGGCTGACCCTGGATCGGGCCACCGGCAGGACGGCCCTGCGCCTGAATAGGGCCGGCCTGACGAGGCTGTTGCTGCGCCGGCATACGCTGACCGGCATTACCGCCAATCGGCGCGCGCTGCCGAATGTTATGGGGGTTATTGTTGTTTCCGATGGTCATTTCAGAGGTCCTTCAGATTAGAAAGGAGTTTCACGGGTGCTTCAGAGGTATTTTCAGTGCTCGCTTCACTGGGACTTAAGATAGCATTGACCAGGTTAGCCAATGCCGGCGCAACTCGGAGCGAAAAACCGTGCTTGACCAGCCTGAACTGGTTAAGCGGCCGATCCAGATCGAAGAAGTAGGCACCACCACCTTCGTAGGCGATCATGATGCCGTTCTCCTCGATCCCGAGATTACGGTTCAGTACAAGAAAAACCTGCTTATTATCAGGGCCCTTTACAGTAGCCCCTCCTACTTTTTGCAGTTGCTCTCGAATAGACTGAAGTATGTTCTCGCTCATGGTCTGTTTTACCACCTGTTAAAGTGTTTGTCAACACTAAATTTAGAAGGTTTAGCCTTCGGTGGGGCCATGGGAGTTGTCTCAAAAACCATCTGATAAACTTCTTCGTAGACCAATTGGTCTGGATCATCTTTCTGCGTGTCGTCGACGCGGAACGGCCATTCCGGAACGATGACCACTGTCGAACCGATCATCTGTGACACGAACGACTGGCTGTCGTCCACTGTCCCGTCCTCGCGCACAATGCCGAAAAGGCCGATGCTGCCGGCCTGGTCATTGTCGAATAGGCCGACGCAGGGGTCTCCCCAGCTCTTGAGCCGCGCGGCCTTTTCCGGCGTCCAGGCAGAGCCCATGACCGCGCCGACATCCGCGAAGTTCTCCACGCCGATCTCTATCATGTGCGCCCAGCCCATGAGTCCTTCGACAATGATCTTCGGTCGCCCTTCTTTCCAGCGGTGCTCGCCGAGAATAAGGTGCCGCTTCGGCAGACCCCGATCGAAGACCTTCGGCTTGACACCGAACGCGTCGCGGGTTGTCCGGCCGGAATAACCGTAGAGCAGGCCGTCGCGGTCACGCACGGGAAAGAGGATGTCACCGCGAAACCATTCGCCCTCGCTGCCGTCCTGCCTCTGCACAGAGTATGTGTCACGGTAGAGAAGGCCTAGGTTTACTACCGTTTGCTCGGAAATCCCACGAGAAATCAGGTAGTTGCGCGCCACGTCAATTTCCCATGCCGGAGGGAAAAGACCGTCCCAGAGCGCCTCGTTCAAGGGCACCAGGTCTTCCGGAGGTTCGGCGTCCGGCTTGTCGAAAGCCTCGTAGCTCTGCGGGCCGATCTGCCCTGCTTCAAGGTTCCTCACCTCTGTCAGCAGCGCTGAATAGTCGCGATGTCTGAACTCGCCGAGGCGGCGCACGAGGCTGGAGATCGGCCCGTGCTGCTTGCAGGCGTGGCACTTGAACGACGAAATCCCTCGGTCATCATAGCGACAACCGAAGGAGGCTGAATTATCCGAGCCGTTCTTATGCGTGGCGGAGGCAAACGGGCAGCACGCGTTCAGGTATTGAGATGCAGTGTTCTCGCCTTGGATGCGTAGCCCTAGAGCCGCCATCACGCGGGACAGGTCGTTCCGGTTCATCGTCTGCAACCCGTTGCAAATTAGATGCGCGACGCGACCTTGACCGCACGGAAGCGCGACCGAATGCTGCACGACCAGTCATGGCAGCCGAAGCGCTCGCCGACGGCCCACCAAAGATTAGCGTTGAGCACTTTGATCTTCTGCTGCAGGCGGAAGAAGCTGAGCTGGTTTTCCGGGGTGCCGAAGTCCATCTGCGACGGCTCTTCCTTGAAGGCCTCATGCAGCGGCTTGTTGTGGTCCGACTGACGGATACGTTCGCCGATGCGCGCGATCGCTGCGCCAGCATACTCGCGAGAAAGACGTTCCATCTCGGCATTGGCGCGGTAGAGCTCGACGAACATGGCCTTCTCTTCGGCCGTCAGTTCACCGAGCATCATCTCGCCATACTGAGGCTCGACGAGCTGGATGTCGGAGAGATCGGCTGCTTCCTCGACGAGGCTGACTTCTACGCCGGCAGCGCGGAGCTGGTCGAGGTTGGCGCCAAACCGGGCATGGGTGGTAACGTTGGTCATTTCAGTGGTCCTTCAGGGGAAATTCAGGGGAAATTCAGGGGGTGCTTCAGGGGCTCAATGAGCACAGTCTAGTTGCTCTTTGACTTCTTGCCAACCGACAGGTCGGCCGGCTTCTTGACCTTGACAGCAGTGCTGAGCGCAGCGTTTTTGCCCATCACTTCTTCCATCCGGCCCTTGGTGACGGCGATGAGCTTGGTGAACTTCTCGACGTCGTCCTTATTGCCGGTGATCTTGACGCCGAGCAGCTTGATGACCTTTTCGAGGCTGATTTCCTCGACTTCCTTCTCCGCGATCGTCGCCTCGAAGTGTACCTTGTCGCCGTTGAGATCGACCACCGCGTCGAAGCTGGTCTGCTCTTCTTCGAGCAGTGCCTTGTTGAGGTTTTCCTTGGCCTTGCGCTCCTCGTTGGTGCCGTCGTTCTTCTTGCGGTTCGCCGTGGCGTAGGCCTGCAGAAGCGGCGTCAGTTTCGCCTTCAGTTGTTCCGAGTTGCTGAGCGGGTCGTTGAGCGGCGAGTTGACCGGCGCATCGAGAGTGAGGGCGCGCTGACGTGCCCGGATTTGTGGCATCTGCTGCGAGGTGACTGCGGTAATCGGCATGGCGAAAGTCCTTTCTTGGTCCTTCATTTTGTTTCAGGTTTAAGCCTAATTATGTATCGCACATATACAAGTGTTTGTCAACTTTAATTTGACGCGCTTCCTACACTTGTCTCACGACCGCCAAAGAAGATCAATGGATGTTCAGTGCTGGAATGCTGTCCCCGAACGGAACGTAAGGCACAAAGGCGTTGCAACCCGTTGCAGCCATCTGCGTTTCGAACAGCTCCTCGACTTCGTCCCGCCAGAACCACGGTATCTTGGCGACGATATCGGGGCGCTCCTGCATCTTGCCGTCGGCGTCTTCGACTTCCGGGTCGGAGACGATCGGTATCGGCGGCGTGATGCCGAAATAGCGCTCAAGCGGGATGTTCTGCATGATCCACTTGATCGCTGCTGCGGCTTCGTCCTCGTATCCTTCCAGGGCCTCACAGGCAAGGCAGTCGTGGATGAAGCCGACTGGGCGAACGATGCGTGGGTCTGCATGGCGTTCGAGCATGGTCGCAGCGATAACGCCGAGATCGGAGCCGAAGCGTTGAATAGGCGCATTGACCGCCTGACGTTCGGCCATGGCGACGGCGCTCTCATCATTCGACCAGATGGACGGAAGGCGGCGCAGCGCACCATGCAGCGAACGCACGAAACCTGTCTTATGAGCCCACTCCTTCATCCGCTTATGCCACGGCACCAGACCTGGGTACTTGCGGAAATAAAGGGTGCGGGTCTCCTCCGCCTCACGGTCGGTGTATTCGACACCATATTGGGTCTTGGCGTAGCCCTTGAAGCCGCGCCACCCCATGCCGTAGACGAAACCGAAGTTCACCGCCTTGGCCTTGGTGCGGTTGTCTTTCTTGGTGCCGCCATCTAGCAGCATCCAGTCATCGATCGAAATCTTCAGCGTCGCCTGGGCTGTTTCGGTGTGGATGTCGCCGCCCTCGGCATAGACGCGCAGCATTTCGCGTTCGTTCGCCATCCAGGCAACCAGGCGGAGCTCGATCTGGGACAGGTCGCAGTCGACGCGCCGGTAGCCAGGCGTTGCCTTGAAGCTCTTCCGGTAGGTCTTGGCGAATTCGCCGCGCTTCGGGATGTTCTGCCCGTTCGGCTCCTGCGAGGAGGTGCGGCCGGTGTTTGTCTTATCCAGGCGATAGCTCGGGTGCACGTGCCCGTAGGCCGGCATGTTCGAGCCTTCTGATCGCTCTGGAAGCACCATGTATTTCCAGAAGCCGGAGCCTTTCTCCTCCTCGCCGATATAGGTCGACAGCAGCTTTACCGCCTTTTGGTACTGGATATAGCCGCGCACGAATTCGCCGGCCGTGCCGCGCGCGTCCTCGAAATAGGGCATGTGCGTTTTCGACGAGACGGACGGGATAAGCTGGCTGAGATACGATTGCCGTTCGGCTTCGCTCTTGGCTTCCTGCGCCATCTTGACGAAGTGCGCCGTGCCGTCGGTGAAGACCTTCGGCTTGAGCTTGAAACCGATGTCGCTGAACAGGATGTCACGCATGAAGTCGTCACGCGTGAACGACAGCATCTTCTCGATCGATTTGCCTTCCCGCTGCGCCTGCTCGATCGTCTTGCGGCGGACGGCCGGCGGCACCATGGCAATGAGACGCGTGTATTCCTTGGCGACCCATTCTTTGATCTCGCGCTCAAGCTGGCGCAGGTAATCAAGGTCGATGTTCTGGCCGTAGACCTCGATCGTGCGGCCGAAGGCGAGCAGGCCAGGCATCATGATGCGGCGGTAGCAGTTATACTGCATCGGGTCCTGACGGAGCAGCGGCACCAGGACCTGGGCGAGGCGGAAGGTGGCATCAGGATCGCCGCCTGCGTAATTGCGCATGCCCGGCTGGATCAACACGCCGTTGTCGTCGTAGACGTCCTCGGGCGGCACGCTCATCATATCATTCTTGTCGATGAGCTGGTTGAAGACGTCGGCGTAGCCAGCCATCTCCGGAACCCAGCGCTTGACGCAGTCGTCGAGGTTCTTCTGGGTCATGTTCTCGTCGACAGCAAAGGCGAGCTGCATCGTGTCGTGCACCCAGTTGGTGACCGGCATGCCTTCTTCACGCAGAACGTGGCTGTCGAATTTCAGGTTATGCGCGACCTTGGCGATGTCCGGATCGGCCATGAGCTGCTGGAGCTGCTTGCGCAGTCTGAGCGTGCCTCGGAAACCAGTCTGGTCGTCGAACCAACGGCGCCGGTATTCCGGGTGGATCGGGCAGATCAGCGTATGGCCGACGCGTGGCGTAAGCTGCACGCAGATGATCTTGGTCGTGTCGCGATACCAGCGAAGGCCCGTGCCTTCCGTGTCTACCGCAAGGAACTTCGGCTTGTTGTCGATCAGCTCCTGGAGGTCCCAGCACCATTCGTAATTCGCGGAATTGCCACGCACGGCCTGCTCGTCGAAATCATTGTCGACGATCTTCTTCATGGTGATGAAGTCGGTACGGAAAACCGGCTCCTGCTCCGGCACCTTCTGGATGAAGCCGGGCGAGAGGATAGGGAAGATGATCCGGTCGCCCTTGCGCTGGGCGATGCCACGGCATTTGGTGATCGCCGACGCGGAGCCGGTGACGGCGCGCACCGCAAGGTTGCCGATCGGCACAATCATGCGCGGGTTGCGGCGGGCGATCAGTTCATCCAGGTCGGCGATGAACGGTTGCACGAAATCCCAGGTGCGCTTTGCCGACTTGACCGCTGCCTCCGGGATAGGCGGGCATAGTGCCACGAACTGGAACAGGCCCTGCGGCAGGTCTGCGCGGGCGAGATAGTCGGCCAGGAAGTTGAACGACTTGACGCCCATCGGCCGGCGCTTGATCAACGCGTCCTGGGTCTGCGGGTCACACAGGACAAGGATGGGTGCTTCCGGCAGGCCGACGCTCGCGCGAAACCATTGAGACTGAGCAAGCGCGATATTCATACGCCAAATCCTTGTGTCTGCCGCACCTCGTCTGTCTCGTCATCCGAGCAGGTGAGGTAGCTGAAATCCATCGGTTCGAAGAGGAAGTTGGCGCGCATCCAGCCCTTCCGTCCTTCGCGGTTCTTGTCAACGAGCAGGTCTCGGGTGTCGTGCTCGCGGGGGCTTTCGCCCTCGGTTAGAATGATGACTGTCGTGCTGTCCTGAGAGATACCGATCGAGCCGCCGATCATGCCGCTGTCGAGATCGTCGCGCTTCTTCTTGCGCGCATCGGAGTTGAGCTGCAGGGTCTGCACGACAGGCTTGTTGCGAGACAGCGCGATACGCTTGATGTCCTTTGACATCTCGCGCTGCCTTTCCCAGCCCTGCTCGGTCTTGCGGATTTCCTTCGGAATGAGCAGGTAGGCGGCGTCGACATAGACGACGTCAGGGTTGAATTCCTGCACCAGGTTGTCGATGTCGTCTGGACCGAGCCGGAACGAGCCGTCGACGATGGTGAAGGGTGCCCCGGTGCGCATTTCGGCCGTCTCGGCGTAGAAGCGATCCTGGGTCCAGTGCGAGAGCTGGCCGCGTCGGATGTTCTCCGGGTTGATGCCGGTATATTGGCCGATGAAGCGGGTCACCATCTGCAGTGCCGTCATTTCCATCGAGACGTAGAGGCACGAGCAACCGGCCAGCCAGGCGCCCATACTCATATGATTGAGGTAGTAGGACTTGCCCATGCCGGTTCGCGCCGCGATCGAGCAGACGTCACCTGCCTGAAGGCCTCCGGTCATTTCGTCCAGCCACTCGTAGCCCATCGTGAAGCCCTGAATACCGGGCGATGTGCGCGCAACTTCGTATCGTTCGACGACCTGGTCTATGACTTCGGCCAGGGACACCACAGCGCCACCGGTAATCGTGGTGCGCAGCGTGCCGGCGAGCGAAGTGACAATGTCGAGGATGACCTGAGCGTTTCCCTGCACGACCGCCTGTTGAAGCGGTGCCATGATGTCGCGCGACTGCAGCACGATGAACCGGTCGGCCATGCGCTGCAGGTAGTAGTCTGCGGTCTCGTTGTCGCGGATATGCTGGAGAGGGAAGCTGTTGTCGTTGAGCGCTTCCAGGGTCGGAAGCTGGCCGTACTGCCGGACGTAGGTATTGACGTAGTCGAAGACCGGGCGCTCTTCGATGATGAAATGGTTCGGGTTGGTTCGGCGGAATGCGGTGCGCGAGCCCTGAGTGCACAGCTTCTTGATAAGGGACAGGCCCGCGCTCATTTCCACTCTCCGATCGTCTCATTGAGCTTTGCAACGCGTTGCACCAGCTCTGACGGGAGACCGCTTCGGTCCATCGGTAGCTTGCTGTGTATGAGCAGTCGCTGCCCCGCTGCGATCCACTCCTCCAACCGCGTCGCCATGAAGCGGAGTTCGCGCTTCGTGAACAGCTCGTCACCGACCTCCGACGGGCTGACTTTCGTGAGCAGCAGGACCTTGACCTCGTCCAGGCGCTCTTCGAGGCGATCGCGATCGTTGTGCAGCCAGTCGCAGAAGCGGATCAAAGGGATCACGCTGACAGGGCGGCCGGTGACATGCAGTCCACGCGCAACGAGGATGGCGAAGTCTTCCATGTCATTGCCGCCGATGAACGTGAAGCCGGTCTGCGGCGAGGTCTGCGACGTTGTTAAAACCCACTCCTGCAGGCGCTTGGCGTCTTCGTGCTTGACGGTGTCAAGGCCGGCGCGGTGGTAGTGGGCGAAGATACCCGCCTTGTTGAGCGAGCGGATTACGCCGGCGTCGGTCTGTTGCTGATGGGTGACAGGCTTCTTGGACAAGGTCAGTTCCACTTCGAATAGTCAAGTTCCGGCAGGTCGAGCGGTTCGAGGCTGTAGTCTCCCAGCTCCGGAAAGCCCTCTTCGTCCTTGGTCTCGGTCGCCTGTGCGGCCTGCTCGGCGCGCTGGCGCATCAGCGCCTTCTGCTCGGCGCGGGCCTTGGCACGGGCGTCCTCGGCGCGGCGTATGGCATCGCCGTTGAAGCGTTTTACCTCGCTCTCCTTGCCTCGGGCCTCAGACAGCGCCTGACGCTTGCCTACGGCCACCAGCGCCTCGTCACGGGACATCCCGCTACCGATCAGCCGCTCGACTTCCTGCTGCTCTGCCGGCAGGAGCCGGATCGTCCCGTAATGCTGGCGCTCGGCAAAGGCATCGAGCAGGTTCGACATCGTGTTCGGGCGGGTCAGGAACTGGATGTTCGGCTTGTCGGGCGGGGACACCTTGGTCATCCAGCCGAACTTCGTAGACCTGATCTGCGGCCAGTTGCGGACCACGAAGTCCACGAAGTCATGGCGCTTCTGCGGGTCGTCGTAGAGCCGCGATTTGATCATGGCACGGAAGCGGTGCTTGTCGTTCTGGGTCCATGTCGGGCAGGGGACGCCGGGGAAGGTTTCGGCCCAGGCTGCGGTGTACGTCGTGTGGTAGGCGTCCGAGCTATCGCGCTCCCTGGCAGCGGCTGCCTTCTGCTTGCGGCTCTCGACACCCTCGCGCTGCCAGCGGGCAACGGCGGCCTCTGTCTTGTCCTCGAAGACATCGAGCGCACGGCCGGTGCGGGAGGGGGCGGCCGGAACCGGGGAGGGTTCTTGACTTTCCGGGGTAAGGGTTGGCCGCGTTCGCTGACGAATTCTTCCTGGAACTGGCAAGTCCGCCCCAGCCGAGCGAAGCGACGGCTTAAAGTGGTTTTCTTCGTTATGTTTATCGTTCTGTTTAATAGGGCCGCCAGATTGGCGGTCAATACCCGCCAGATTGGCGGTCAAAAGGTCGTCTGAATTCTTCTTGCCCGCCAATTTGGCGGTCAAAGACGAGGCGACTGATAGACCAGAAATCTCGTCGTCCGTTTCCGCGTCTACATTTTTCCGGTTTTTCGGGATCAAAAGCGACATGACGCCCTCCATCGGGGTCCAGAGAAAATTGAGGCAGATACGCTGGCAGGTGCGGTGCACGACCTCGATCGTGAGCGCGCCCTTGGCCTTCAGCTTGGCAATGATGCGTTCGAGGGTCCGGCGAGAGAAGCCGACCGGCGGCAGGCGCCAGGTCCAGCCGCTATCGTTGTCGGAAGGCACGCCGGAGAGCATCTGGTCGATAGTGACATCGAGCACAGATCGGCCCCATTCGACCGTGTTGTCGATTAGGTAGCGTAGGAAGTCACGCTCGTCCGACGAGAGGTATAAACGCCACTCACGCTCTAGTACGTTACGGACAGCGCACCTCTCTTGGGAGGAGAATGCGGTCATAGTTTTAGCACCGTTCGTTTTGGCCGCGTTGTGCGACTCATTTCCTTGACGAACAGTTAGAGACGTACTACATTCAATTCGTCCTAGCAACTCTCTTTGCGAGCGCGGCTTAATCTCTGGACGAGCGAGAAACGGAGCAGGAAGTCCCGATCCTGCTCCGTTATTTTTTTGTCCGCGTCCTACAGATGTGACGAGAGTAATCAAGTTGGCTGCCCTTAATAGATGCCCTTCAGCCGCAGCGCGTCGAGGATCGCGATCTCCGCTTTCACCGCCATGTCGTAGTCCTCGAACTCGACAATAAGGGTGTCCTCGTTGACGGCGCCGCCGTCGGGTATTGCTCCCAGATGATCCACGAAATGCCCGCGCGCCGCCTTAATCCCGGCCCAAGGGCCCCGGAGGACGTGCACGAACCACTTCTGGGTCGGCTCATTAAATTCGATTTCCGAGACGCGCTTGATCTCGGCGTTACCGAACTGTCGGAGGTCGACGCCCTGTCCCGGCTTACGCTGCAGGCCGGAGATTGCGCCGTCGGCTCCGATGGTGATGACTTGTTTCATGGCAATGCCCTCAGTGGTTCTTCAGTGGTTCGAACAAGGTCGCTTTTGGCGTTAGGCCGGCTGGTCCGCCCTAGCATTATCCACAACTTCTTGCGGGAGTGGGAAGGTCTTCTGGATGGCTTCCCGGATCAGGGCCGCGCGGGATGCGTTTTTACCGCTTGCGATCCGGGTGGCCATCTCATGGTTAAGGCGAGCTACATCTATACGATCCAACTCGGCTCCATAGAAAGTGGTTTCTTTATCCTTGGACATCATATTCCTCTGCAACTTGTTGCACGAGATCGAGGGGGCCGGCATACCAACCCCCATCGCGACCTACCAAGTCTGCTGGACCTGCTCGCCCTGGGTAGCTTCGTTGTAGTAGCTGTCCTTCAGGTCGCGGGTGATGTTGCTGCCGGCGAGGGCGGCTTCGAGCGGGGCGGTCGCTGCGGTGCAGTTTGCGCCGTTGAAGTTTTCTGCCTCGATCTTCGGGTTGCCCATCGCGTCGATGGTGACCTTGATCTTGCGAGATGCGTCGTTCATGGAATTCTTCCTTCTTTTCCGGGCCCCGCCCGTGAGAATGATGCTTATCACACTGCGCAGTATAGCGCGGTTTACATGCCGGCGAGAATGAGCTGGACGCTGCCCTGCTGGTCGATCTCGGCGCTTTCGACGAAGTAGCCCTGCGCGACGGCGGCGTTGGTGGCAGCTTCGACGGCGTAGGCCTGCATGAACTTGCCCATCTGATGCTGGGCGCGGCCTTCAGCCGTGTTCGGCATGGGGCAGGCAGCTCCGGCTCCCAGGACGCGACCGACGTAGTTGGCGTGCTCGTCGAACAGCGGCGCATAGGTGCCGTCAGCCTGCTTGTTGAAGCCGATGTCGTAGTGGCCGTCATGCAGCTTGAGGCAGAGGTCGGCCTCGGGCTTCTTGTAGCCATGCTTCAGGAGCTGGTTGTCGTAATACATGCGCGGAATGGTGTTCTCGACGAGCTCGCAGCGGATGCCCTGCGAATTCAGCTTGCGCACTGCCGCGTGCATCGCAGAAATGTCCTTGATCTGAAGGCCATTGATCTTGGTGGTGTGGCTCATTTGGTGCAGGTCCTTTTCTGGTCTTGCTATGTGGTTTTGTTTACAATTGATAGTCGCATACGTCTAAGTGTTTGTCAACGAAAAACTTTTTTAGACGTATCAGAGATCGAGGGCGCGGCGACGGTGCGTTGTCGCCACCTCCACAGTCTGACCTTCCGAGTTGCGTACCCGCTGGCGCACGACGCGCGTAGGGGCGATCCTTTCCGGGGCCATCTCGATGACACGCAGATAGGGCATCTGCATCCACCGGGACTGCAGGTAAGTCGGCAGGTACATCTTGGGTGCTTCGTAGCCCATTTCGGCAGCCTGCTGCAGATCGAGAATATCGAACATGCCCTCGATCGTCAGACGGTCCATGGCCGACCTCGGATTGGGGATGGTGTTGATCTCGATGCGCCGTAGCGCTGCGCCGGTGCGGGTCCTAAGCAGGATGCTGGCAGCCTTCTGCCCTTGCGGGTTTACCGTCGTGCGGGTGAGGGATAGCTTCAGCAGGACATCGTCCGGCAGCTCGTAGACCGACGAGGTCCATTTGCCGTGAATTTCCTCTGCAAGGCCCCGGCCGGCCGCAATCTTGCGGGGCGCGCCGGTCTCCATGACGCGGGGGCGCGTGCTGTCCGGCGCGTATGTGGCGTTGCGCGCCACCTGCCAAAGCTGCTCTTCCTTGCCCCCGAGAGGGTACTGCCGCGTTGGGCAGACAAAGAGGTAGAGCTTGGTCTGGCCGCTGGGCCAGTTCTCATTCCCTATGACGGTCTGTAGAAGCATGTCAGCACCAACTGTTTTTTACTTTTTTGGGTTTCATTAAACTTGCAGCGGGGCCAGCGAAAAGTCAATACGGCTATTAACCTTTCTGCTGCAACCCGTTGCAAAGTGTCTCCCTCGCTTAGCTGTCCAGCGAGTTCTTCGGTGCGTCGAGCGCCATTGCACGACCCCCAGTCGTCGTTGCCGGCACGGCTGTCGGGGCTTGCGTCCGACGGCGGACCTTCGGCTGAGAGGTTTCGCCCTCGACACGGGATGCCGGCCGGGCATTCTGCTCCGCCCATGTCGCCATTGCCTGGAACTGGGCGCTAAAGGCTTGCGACAGCGGGACCATGTACTGAAGCTGCTCCGCAATAAGCGCGCCGGTGATGGGCTGAGCGCCGGTAAAGGCCTCGATCAGGGCGTCCTTGACTGCGGCTTCGAGTTCGGCCGAGACGTACCCTGCCGAGCTTGCCACCGCCTCTTCGAGACCGGTGATCGCCGCTGCGTCCTGCTTGCGCTTGCGCAAGTGGATTTTGATGACCTCCATCCGCTCCGTCTCGTTCGGCGTGGTGACAGAGAAGACTTCGTCGAGGCGACCGCGCCGCAGGAATTCAGACGGCAGGTTTTCGACACGGTTGGCAGTGACGATGGTGAAGACAGGGGCTTTCGTCTCCTGCATCCACGTCAGGATGGCGCCGAGGACGCGCTGACCGACGCCGCTGTCACCGCCAGAGCCGACCTGAAAGGCCTTATCGGCTTCGTCGATCAGCAGCACGCACGGGGCCATGGTATCGACCATCTTGAGCGCTTCGCGGACACGGGCTTCCGACTGGCCGACGAGGGACTGGAAGACGCGGCCGACGTCGAACTTCAGCATCGGCAGACTGAGAACGGAGGCGATCGCCTTTGCGGATGCCGACTTACCGGTGCCTGGAGGGCCGATCAGCGCGATACCCTTCGGGGGCTCGACACCGAAATCACGTGCAGCCTGGGAGAAGACACGGGCGCGCTTGCCAATCCATTCCTTGAGATTGTCGAGGCCGCCGATATTGGCGATCGGCTCCGGCTCCATCAGCTCAAGGACCTCGGAACGCTTGACGACTTCCGTCTTCACGTCGCCGACCATCTTGGTCATATCGTCGATCGGGATGGCGGGAAGCGACGCACGCTTGGAGACGAGGGCGCGAGAGACTGCGTTTTCGAATTCGAAGCGCGTCATGCCGGTACCGTTGGCGACGATCTTGTCGAGTTCGGGGTCGCTGTAGCGCGGGCGCTTCGGGTCGTGGATGTCGGCGAGAAGACGCTGCAGGCTTTCCTTCAGTTCGGCGAAGGAGGGCGGGTCGAAGTCGACGATGATGACGTCATCCTGAAGCTCTTCGGGGAGCTGGTAGGAGAAAGGCGTCAGCAGCACGAGGCGGCGGTAGTTGCTGGAGAACGTCTTGGCGTACTCCTTGATGATCTGGACCATGCCGATGTTCTGCGCCAGCGGCTTGTGTGGGTGCATCATCACGTAGATGCCCCGCTCGGGGAAGGCGTTATCGCTGCGCTGCTTGCCTGGCGGCAGGTCCATCGCCGTGATCTTCTTGAGCGCTGTCAGGGGCTCGACGACATTATCGACTGACGGCTCGTCGGTCGGCTTGGTCTTGTCGAAAGTCTGCCAGCCCTGGAGGATGGTCCACATACGGAAGTCGAGGTTGTCGGCGAAGGCGAAGTCACGCAGCGCCTCAATGGCGCGGTAAGGCTCCTTCGTCCGCACCTGGATCACGCCGATCGCGGCCTGATGCAGCACCGTGACCTGTCTGCGGAATTCCTGCGCGTTTTTCTTCTGAGCCTGCGCATTGCTCATGTTGGAGGTCATTGCATTCCCTTCTGCCTTCGTGGCTGCTGGAGTTGTAGGACACCGTTTAACATGCCCTTAAATCTCTTACAATTTCAATCTCTCATATGTTCAAGTGTTTGTCAAACTAAAAAACACAAAAAGTGAAACTGGTTGCAAACACTCAATAAAAAAGGCGGGTCACGAGGACCCGCCATATGAGTTGTTGTTGGTGCTTAAACCGCAGTCTTTGTAGCAATATCATTGTGATTTGGCAATACCGTCGCCTGATTTTGCAGCCGTCGCATCGAGCTTTTTCTGGAACTTATCGATGGCCGCGAGCGCTCCGCTGCAATCTGTCGCAACGTCGTAGAGCTCGACCAGCAGATCGGCAAGGGCAGGATCACGTGCGGTGGCTGGCATCGACCAGAAGTCAGGGATGGCCGGCAGGCTTTTGCACTTCAGGAGGCTGTCCGGGACTTTGACGGGCCTGTACTCGACCGTCGGCCGGTAGACCACGATCGGCGGCTCCCTGGGCGTTACGCAAGCCGCGCAGAGCAGCATCAACGGCAGGACTGTCAGTGCACGCAATGGCAGCGTTCGGGGGAGGCGGGGCATGGGCGATATCCTGTTTGATGCTGGCGAACTTCCCGGCGCGCTCGATCTGGTCGTTGGCCCGGTCCTGGGCCGCGTCGATGGCGATATCTTTCTCGGCGAGCATCCGATCGGCATTCTGCTTCGAGATAGCGAGATCGCCCTTCGTCTCTTTTAGCTCGCGCGTCTTTGAGGCGAGATCGGCGGACAGCAACTTGTTGTCGTCGTAGAGGATTTTGACTGTGACCCCCAGGCCGGCGAGGAGGACCCCGCCGATGAGGAGGACGATGACGAGCAGTTTTGCGCTCACAGTGCCACCTCCGTCGACAGGCAGACCTCTGCCTCGCCGACGCGGGTCTTGTCGCCCATGCCACGGCGCGCTGTCAGTCCAGGCAGCTCGACGCGCCTACCCTTGATGGTTCCCTTATTGAAGAGTGTCAGGCCACGGCAGGCTTCGTCGTAATCGTGCCGCCTGATAGCGTTGCCTGCGGTGGACGTGTTGGATAGAAGAACGCCATTGCCGGAATTATAGGCCACTGACAAAGCAGCGGCCTGGACACTGTCGGGGGCGAGGACATAGTCCTTTAGGCCGTCGACCAGCTTTAGGTAATAGTCATGCGTGAGGCGTCTGGCGAACTGCGCCTCGCACTGCTTTTCCGTCATCTCCATGCCGAGACGCACGGGCTTGCCGTCGACCTCGGTTTCGCCCTTACAGATGGTCGGCACGCCGACGGCGTCTATGTAGGCCCTGGTGCGCATGCCCTCCCACGGGGAGATCAGGTCCATGGCAATTGCGACGGCTGGAGGGGTAATCCCCTTGTCTACCGCCTCGTGGACTATCTGCGGCGTGATCGGCGCACCGTCCGGTGCCTTTCCGGCGATGAATTGGTACCAGCCAGAGACGGCGGCGACGAGCAGGCCGGCCAGGACCATGCTCTTGCCTCGCTTGGTGGACATTGTCTTACCTACGGGCATCGTCGTCTCCTAGATCGAGGGTGCGCTTCGGCTCTTCAGCCTTCATTTTTTCCTGCACGACAACGCGGGCGTAGGGGATAGCGGCGCCGAGAGCAGCCGAGATGAGGCCCATGACCCATTGCGGCACCGGAGCGTAGCCGATGACGAAGTAGACACCTGCGTCGAGCGCGTTGATCAGGACGAGGAGGTAGGCGAGCCGGGCGGACCAGGCGTGCCAGAGGACATGCCGGGTATCTTCCCGGAACGTCAGCAGCTTGCGGATAATCTCGTTCATGTCGGCCTCAGTTGTTTGTCGGGTACGTAGTCGAAGAGCCCTTCGCAATCTTCGTGAAGCTCCGCCAGCGTCCCCTCGTTCCAAATCTCGACGTCGACATTGAGCAGTCGGTATAGGACTTCCGACGAGTGCACGCCTGCCAGGCTGTACCAGCCTCGCCGTGCGCAGAACGTCTTCCACCAATTCCACTCGGGCTCGACCTGCGGCCGGCGAACGGTGCAGAGCGTCGCTCCGTAGCGCAGCAGCATTCGGCATTCGTTCACGTAGCGGACGTCGTCGACGATGATGCGGACGTCATCACGGCCGAGCATGTGCGCAAGCATCTTCTGCTCGCAGGCGCGGACCCAGAGGTCAGGGTCCATCATGTTGCGCCCCCAGCCGGTGCCAAGAGATGTAGCGGCGTCGCGATAGCGCTTTCCGCCAAGCAGCGGGATTGGCGTTTCCTTCTCGCTGCCGTCGACCTGCGCGTCTGTCAGGCCGAGCGTTTTGAGCATGCCCTTCACGCCGTCGGCAAAACGAAACCTCGTGAAGCCGTGATGCTTCACGAGGTATTCTGCGATCTCACTCTTGCCTGCATGCTTTGCGCCCAGAAGGCCGATGATCTTGCTCATGACTACCCCTTTGCAACGGGTTGCAATTTGCTCGTTATTCGGTGGCGAACTATACCTACATTAGTTGGAAAGGTCTAGTTAGCAGACTGGGCGTCTTCCAGGGCGTTGAGGCGTTCGACCGCCTCGCGGTGACGACGGTCGCACTCTTCGCCCTGCTTGCGCAGGCGTTCGACTTCCTCTGTCAGGATTTTAACCTGCTGGAAGAGGCCTTCGACGAGCTGCTTGTGTCCGGCATTGATCGCGCCGAGCGCGGCGCTGTTCATGTCAATGGTGTTCTTGCGGCGGCCGATCACCCAATTGACGATCGCCGTGATAACGACACCGATGACGCCCCATATCGGCCCGCTGGAGGCGGACAGCATGGTGTCGACGATAGTGGACATGGTCTACCTCCTTCCGAATACATAGGCGAGAGCACACAGGTTAGAGAGCGTGATGTAGACCCAGCCGCCAGTCGCGCCGACGTTCGAGAATACGATGGTGACGCCTATTGTTCCCCAGAAGAACACGCCGCCGAGCAGGCCGAGCGAACGAGCCCAGGAGATGCGCCCGAGACCCCAGAGAGCGAACGCGGCGATGACGCCGGCAATCGTGGCCCATGTGTGTTCCGTGGCCCAGATCGCCATCAGAAGGTAGGAAGGTGAAGTGTCGAAGGTTGGCGGCGGCACGACCAGGACGACGACCCAGACGAGGAGCAAGGCCGCATTGACCAGCTCAAGCCAGAATGTATCGCGTGCGAGGAACTGCTTGATGGGGAGCATGATTTGATCCTTTTCCCGAGATGGATCACTGCCGCCCATAGGCTGCTGCTTTGACGCGCAACCTACATATAAAGGTATCGTTATGTCAATCTACAGGAGCGCACCTGGGGAAGAAATTCTGCCCCAGGTGCAACCTGTTGCACACATCACACGACCGGCCAATAGGCAGCATTGGTCGCGTAGTCTTCAGGTATCGGTTCCATCTTCTTCAGGTCGTTGGCCGCGAAGATATGAGCCGACTTGTGCGCCAGGGCAGCAAGACCGAACGCATACATGGTCGGAGCGTCCATGGGGACGCGCGTGTTGTTCGTTGAAATCCACTCGAAGTCTTTGTTCGGATCGCTCCATCGATAGTCTCCTGCCTGCGCACCGTTCAGCATGATTGCCCCGAACGCTGCCTGCGAGGCACCGGCAATGTTTTCGCGGGCGTCTGGCTCGGTCTGATAGACGAAGCCCTGGAAGATGAGACCGTTGTTGATGCGGCGATCGCGCTCAGCGTCCACCTGTGCCGATGTCGGCGGCGCCGGCTCTTCTGAGGGTGGCGCATCTGGTGTGTCGACGTGCACATAGCCCCATGCGCCATTGACGAAGACACGCATATTGTTCGGCTTATCTTCTGGTGGCTTGATGGTCGTCGCCCATGCTGGAATGAGGAACACACCTTCCTCGTCCCGGTCAGGGTTCTGAAGAGGGTCGTTGTCTGCTTCAGAATAGCCGAGATATTCCTTGGTGATCGGGTCGTAGTTGTAGACGCGCATAGTGGGTTTCCTCAGTATTTGATGCAGTAGAGCAGGGCGACGTTGCGACCACGCGTTTCCACGCCGCCGGCCGCCGCGATGGTGATACCCGTAGTCCTGGCGGCGATAGCGATGCCGGTTCCCGCCGCGCTGGTGCTGGCGATATTGGCTACTTGACCGCCGTTACCCACGTCAAGCTGACCGCCGCCGCCAAAGGTACGTGTAGGCACCTGAAATCCCTGCAGCGAATGGGCGTGACCTGGATCGGATACGCTGTGGGTGTGGCCAGGGTCTACGGCCGTATGCCCGTGCGACTGAATAGACTGGGCCTGGGCAGAACCGATCGTTCGCCCCGCGTCCACGCCACGGCCATCGTCAAAGCCACGGATGAATTCACCGCGCAGATCAGGAACATTGAACGTGGTCGACCCGTCGCCAGCACCATAGAGAGTGCCGATCTGCGCGAAGAGGCCGGCATAGGCCGTGCGGCTGATCGCAGCGCCGTTGCACTTCAGGTAGCCCTGTGGTGCAGTGTTCATGGCGAACTGCACCACTTGGCCGACCGGCACGCCGGAAGAGGGGGCAGACCAGATGCGGGCGACGCCGGCACTATCGGATACGACGATCAGCGTCTGCCCGGCCGTTACGCTGATGTCGCTGCCGTCCGGCGTGACGATACTGCTGCCGTTGCTGATCGTCAGCGCTCCCGTGAAGCGCACGAATTTCAGCGTGTTCTTTCGCGTCCCGAACGACGAAATTGTATTGGTGCCAGTGACGATGGCGCGGTTGCTGTCCAGGCCAAGGACATCAGTCGTCGTCGCGGACGCGATGGTGATTTCTGCCGTCCAGTAATGTAGGTTCGGGTAATAGATGTTGGTTGTCGGGTCGAACGTGCCCAGCAGAATGTCGTCTGCGCCGTCGAAGAACTTCTCAAGCCATGTCGCGCCGGACGTGTCCAGCCACTTCATCCCGGCCTGTGCGTAGGGTGGGCGAGAGGAACCGGAGTGCCTGCTTTCGACGGCATCGCGGAACTGCTGCAGCATGGTGGCAAGCTCAGTGCCGTTCGTCTCGATGACGTCGATAGTGCCATAATCATACTGGCTCATTGTTTCACTCCATAGCCGACGGCGTTGTAATCGAAGGTGCGCGAGATCGCGGTCCCGGCACTGTTGAAGTAGCGAATGCTGAAGCCCGTCTCGCTCTTGGCGGTGATCAGCTTGCGGTCGCCCGTCGCCATGTCCTGGTCGGCGATCGCCAGACCGGTGAGGCCCTTGAACGGCGGGTCGAAATTGATCCTGAGACCGGCTGTCGGAACAACCACGTCGTTATCTGCGATGATGCGGTCAGGCATATCGATGCTGATCTCAAGCGTGCGCACTGCGGGCGAGACGTGCGGCTCCAACGAGTAGAGCGTTGCCCTGAAGCGAATTGCCCTGAAACGCAGGTCCCCGGTGACGAATTCTGTCCACGCGGACCAGGTTGGCGAACCTGCCGGGTCGTCATCGGTGATCTGGTACTCGATACTCAAATCCCAGAGGTCGGAAGCGACATTCGAAAGGCTCTCGACCGTGGCAAGACTATCCCAGGTGTCGAGGTTGGCGCGGTTGTCGACGGCGAAGACGTTAATCGTCGCCGTTATCCTAGATGTGTAGATTTCGCTCAGATCGGTGAGACCGAATTCGTATGTGCCGACGGGTGGGTAAAGGCCTCCACTTTCTGTCAGCGTCAGGTCGATACCGTTGACAGAGCAGCCCGTCCGCGTGCCAGGGAAGGTCGGCTGGGCCGTGACCTTCTCGACGGCATTGAGCTGCGCGCCGGTGACCACCGTCGTCAACAAGGCTGCATTGGGGCTGTAGGCTCCGGCAAAGGAAACCGCCTTGATCATGTATGTGCCGGGGATGGTCGGCAACTGTATCGAAGAGCCCTGCGCGTTTTCGACAATGACCACCGCACTTTCCCACACAGCCCCTGTTAGGGCCGGCGTATGCCTGATCTCGTAGTGCTGGATGTTCAGGATGTTCGGCACATGCCAGGTGAACTGCGACTGATCGCCCAGAACTGAGATGCGGAACTGATCGATGTCGGCAGGGGGCAGCATGAGGCCTAGCAACTGAATATTGGTGCTTACCTGCCAGTCCGACGTGCCGCCCAATGCCGAGACGGCGCGCACCCTGAAATTATAGCGGCCGGCCTGCGTATTGGTGAGGGTGACGATCGGGTCGTAGGTCTGATCGATACGCTGCCATGCGCTCAGCACGCCGTTGGTGTTTGTCTGGTACTCCCACTGGAACTGGGTGATGCGCGGGTCCTTCGGCGCGGCAATCGAATAGTCGACCGCCATGATCGTGCCGACCTGGCCGAGCGCGTAGGCGTATTCGTTGAACTGCGGCGTGGTCGGCTTCGCGATATCGCCAGACGGGAGATCGGATACGTTGAGCAGCGTGAATTGGGCGTCTTTGTCGACGGCCGCGAACTTCGCAGGCTCGTACTGCAGGCCCATGACGTCGTAGACGTTCGGCGAGCTTTCTTTGATCGTGATGACGCGGAACAGCTCGGGGACAAGATCGTCGCGGGTAATCACCCACTGGCTCTCGGCATCCGGAGCCGCACTTAGCGCGGGCGACACGGTGACGGTATTGAGCGGTGTATCGTAATCGGTGATGACGATATCGGTCTCGGCGACGGAGCCATCCGGGAGGGCGACGCTGATAGCGTATGCGTGCCCGATCTCGAAGGTCACGGGCATGTCGAGAACGAGGCTCGTCGTGGTGCAACCCGTTGCAAGTCGACCACCGTATTCGATGCCAGCCTGCGACGGGTCCTGCACGGCGACGATGTCGCCCGGTCGAACGCCGGAGTGATCGAAGCCGGCCTGATAGGTCAGCGTTGCCTTCTCGTAAAGCTCGGTCAGCACAGTCCACTTCGCCATACGCCAAGCCTGGCCGCGCGACGTGCATCCAACTGTGTCGATCTTGGTGTCGCGGTAGCCATATTTCAGGATGCCTTCGGGGTCCTGATAGACGGCGTAGTCGGTCGAGTAGAAATCGCTCGGGTTCTGGAACTTCGCCATCGCCACGGTATGGCGGGCCTTCAGCGCCGACGACTGACGCTCGAAGCTGCCGTCGATAACGTTGGACGGCGTGACGAGCACGACAGGGTCCTTCGGCCGGTCCTGGACAGAGACGATCGACCCGGACGACCAATAGGCCATGCCACGGAAGCAGGCCGCCATGGTCGACAGCACGTCATAGGCCTCGCGCTTGTCGGCGATAACGCCGTTGAAGGTCATGCGCGGTTCCGTGCCGCCGAGACCGTTTGGCACGAGCTCGTCACAGTATTTCGCGATCTCATACAGGCCCCACTTGTCGACCTGCGAAACGTCGATGTAGTTGCCGAGGCCGAACCGATCGTTGATGACCATGTCGTAGAAGACCCAGGCGGGGTTGTTGGACCAGAGGAGCTGGAACGTGCCATTCCAGACGCCAGAATAGGAGGCGTTGCGGGTGATGTTGCCGTTCACGTCGTAGAGACGCGTGGTGTAGTTCGACGGGACCTTGATCAGGCGACCATCGACCAGGTACTTGCGCTCGGGGATTTGCGAGTTGAACTGCTCGCCGTCGATGATCATGCCGATATAGGCCGAGTTCGGGTAAGTGAACTTGGCTTCGATGATGCCCTCGAAGGACGAGAAATAGGTGTCCGTCTGAACCTTGACGTCTTCGGTGTCGGCGCTCAGACGGGAGACGCGGATTTCCCACGGCGCGCTGGCGCCAGACGGGTTCTTCGGTAGCGCGAAGTAGAATTCCTTGTCGTATGGCGAGGTGCACTTGCCGGTCAACGTGACTGCGCCGGTCGACGTGCTCCACGGCCCACCCTGGTATCGGACATCGATCTGGAATGAGACGGACGTCGGCTTGATATTGCCGTTGTCGTCGGCGATCGACAGGGCAGGGATGCGGATCGTCACCTTGCAGCTATCGTAGTCCGGATCGGTGAGTGCGCGGATGATCGGAATGCCGTATTTGACCTGGGCGCCGACGTTGGTGATCGCCTCGACTCCTGCCGCGCCGTTCATGATGGGCTGATCCGGCAGACCGACGCGAATATCCCACGCCACGCCCTGGAAGTTATACGTGCCGTCGGCCGCCATCAGCGGTGTCTCGTCGAGGAAGATCGAGCGTGCGCCGTTGACCAGGCCCTTGATCTCGCCTTCGCCGAGCAGATCGAGAATGCGCGCCGTCGCCTTGGAGCGCAGCGTGTTCGGGCTTTCCTTGCCGCCAGAGCCGGAGCCTTTGCCACCGCCCTTGCTGCCGGAAATCGTCGCGATTTTTCGGTTCAGTCCCATGGTTATTTCCCGCTTGAATGGCTGGGCACGGCGATGTCGACGGTCGACATGCCGGCAGAGATTAGAACGGAGCCTACAAGTGTGCGTCCATAGATGACGGGAACCGGGCCGCCCTGCTCGGTGACATTCAACTGGCCGTCGAGCATGAAGCTGTCGTCTTTCTTCTCGTCGGTCTTTGGCTTCTTAGTCAGCATCTGGGAAACGCCGGCCGCGACGAGGCCGAGGCCAAGGACAGCCAGGTTGCCGTAGGTGAGGCCGCCGATACCGATCGAGGAGGACAGGGTCAGCGTGGCGGAGGCCAGCGGCACGAAGAAGGCTGCCGCCAGCAGGAAGACGCCTGCGATGATCTTGAACAGGCCACCCTTCTTGTGGCCCTGAATGACAGGCACAATATGGATGTCGCCGCCATTGAGCAGCATCTTCACTTCGTCTTCGCCGAGCTGCACGCCGGTCTTGCGGCTGCGGCCCCATACGATCTGGAAATTGTGCTTCTCGATAAACTCACGGAAGTCTGGGAGCTGCAGTGACAGGGCACGCACGGCTTCGGCGATCGACGACACGTCGAGGTCGACCGACGCGCCGTAGCGCTTCTTGGCCAGTCCGTAGAAGTGGATGGTGCGGTAAGCCATTACAGGGTCTCCGGCAGGTCTTTGTGTCGGACGATGAAGTCGAGCTTCGGCCCCCACACATGCCCGAACTGGCGAAGCGAGAGCTGCCCGCCCGCGTGGTGAATGAATTGCTGATCGTCAATGAAGACGCCGGCATGGTTACGCACGAGCGGGGAGTGCAGGCGAGTGATAAAGCAGTCGCCCTTTTTCGGTGCATCCCGTTGCACGCGCTTGAAGCCACGGCTTTCGAACAGGTCGATATAGAGGTCGAATTCTGCAACACCTGCGTCGCTGACATTCTTCCACCATTCGCTATCGCGCGGCACGTCGTCGAAATGGATGCCCTGCAGACGGTGCCAGTCGCGCACCAGGCTGTAGCAGTCGTTGACACCATGCAGGAAGACGCGGCCGAGCAGCGGGCGTATAGGCAGGCTGTCTCCCCACCAGATCGGGTCCGAGGTATGGGTAGCGTCGGCAATCGAGATGCCCCACGGTACATCGCTGGCGATCTGGCTTTCCATGTCCAGCTTCGACGGTGCGTTATCTGCCATCAGGGGCTCGCCGCGCTGATCGAGTTCAGGACCAGGCGTATGGCTGTGCACGATGCCTTCGATCTCGTCGGCTATGTCCTCGTAAATGTGCGAGCTGAACGCAAAATGCCTGTCCGGCGTCTCGGAGATGTTCTCCACCGGCAGGAAGCGGTCACCGCGCAGAAAGAGGCCGCATGCCTCGTTTGGCACCTTCTCAAGTGCGTGGAGGCGCCAGGCGGCCAGTGCTTTCGGGTGGCTGGAATTCAGGCCGACGTCATGCGCGCACGCGAGAGACGCCGGGGAAACCACCGAAGGGATAGTTAGCATTGGGTCCAAACCTCTTCTTGCAGCATGTGTCGAAGCGACGCGACGGCGTGTCGTTGTCGCTGGTCGTGGGTGCGCCGTTCTCGTCGAAGGAGCCACGTGCGCCGGTGTAGGGGCACTGGACCCCGGTATAGTCAAAGTGATCGCCCTTCCAGACGCGATAGCGCCACAGGCAGTAGTCGCGAATGACGGTACGGCCCGGCAGCTCGACGCCCTGCTGGTCCATGGCGGCCGACAGCTTCCATTCGACCTGGAATTTGGTGTGCTTGGTCTTCTGCTCGAAGACGTAGATATCGGGGGCGAACATGGCGGCCGAGTTCGCTTCTGCGCCGCCGTCAAGGAACTGGCTGTAGGTCTTGATGCGCGTGAACTTGGCACCGATCAGGTCGTCATATTCCTTGGCGATGCCAGAGACGAAGCGCGTGGCATTGCTGATCTTGACGGTCGGTTGCGGCAGCGTGCCCTTGCCGGCCCACTCGAAGCCGTCAGCCTCGACGTCGGCGTAGACGAAATCGACGCCGCCAAACGTACAATTGCCGCTCGGGCAGAACGCCCATTGCTGGTTAACGCCGATCGGATTGAGATCGACGATAAACAACTGCACCAGTGCACCGGGTTGCAATCGCTGCGATGCACGCTGAATGTCCGCTTGGATATACATTACGGGGCAAAGACCTGTGTGAAAGTTGCCGAGACTGTATCGTGAATGGGGCCTACATGTATAGTCCGCCACTTTTCGCAGGTCCACATCCTCGCCACGTCCTGATCTGGCGGCGTGTAGTAGAAAGCCTGCCAGCCTGCGCGCTCGATGAAGAAATCCGTCAGGACCTTCGCCTCTTCGCGCGTGAGGTTTTCAAATGACACCGAGTATTCGGCGGTGATCGAATTGAGGCCGTCTCCGGCCCGCTGTGCATAACCGTTGCCGAACTGCGCCTTGAGGACGCGGGCGACCTCGTCGCGGCCGGAGCCGACGGAAATCTCGACGTCGTTCGGTAGGGGTAGGTTTGGTGTGGTCATGGCTTATCGTCCTGCGAGGAGGCCGCCAGGGCGGCTCTGATTGATGAACCATTCGGTCATGTGCTGATCGACGGCGGCACCCACTTGGCGCGACATGTTGCGCTGATGCTCCTCGTCCTTCTGCCGATCGCCGGAGGAGCCCTGCGTCTGGATGCTGATCGGAATGGAGATGTCACCGATAGACACGCCGCTCTTGCCGCCGCTGCCACCTGCACGGTGGCTGGTAAAGCCGCCCGCGACCTGGCCGGCTTCATAGGCCTTGGTCTCTTCGCGATTGAGCACACGCTCGCCCTTGAGGCCGATAAACGGCACTTCGTCGGGACCGAGCTTGCCGCCCGTGTGGAAGCGCTGTGCGCCGGCAAAGGCAGAGAGTGCCGCCGACTTATAGCCGGAGGTGTAGGAGCCGATCTTTGCGCCGTCATGGCCAATGCCGAACAGCGAGCTGATGAAGCCTCCGCCGCCCGTGGCAAGACCGCCTCCGCCGCTGGAGCCAAGCGCTCCTATGACCGCCATGATCACGCTGGAGAACTGGCCGAGGCCTGGAACGACAGACGATAGCGGGCCGAGCAGGGCACCTACACCCTGACCGAAGTTGCCGACCTGCGGCGTGGCCGTTGTGGTGCGTGCCTGCACTTGCTGGAACTGCGGCGCAGCCGTGGCAGCGGAGTTGCCAGCCCCTGCTACCGCCTGATTGAGCTGGATGTACTGCTGGGCTGCCTGCTGGGCAGACGCGACCTTCTGCGCATCGCCAGAGGCCTGTGCCGCCTGGAGCTGCTGATTGAGCTGATTGGCATTGGCTGCCTGCTGGGCGCTGCCGTTGACCTGGATATTGTCGAGCTGCTGCTGGGTCTGCTGGACCGTCTGGACCTGCCGCTGCATCGACTGGACCTGAATTTGGTTGACCTGCTCGGACGTCTGGCGTGCCTGCTCGACCAGTTTCGGGCCGTTGTCGCCGATGGACTGGTTATAGGTGCTCATCGCCTTCGACGGATTGTCCTTCAGACCTTCCCACGTGCCGCCGAGCTTACCGACAAGGCTGCGATCGAGACCGTTCTGCTGCAGGTAGCTTTCGAGACCCGAGCCAAGGCCGGAGCGCTGCTCGGCGATGCGCCAGGCCATTGCACGCTGATCGTCTGGCATAAAGCCGCCACCGCCGAAGTCGCGGTAGGTCGAGCCGGTGATCTGGTAGGCGCCTGCGGCCGAGGAGAAGCGACCGTCCTTGGTCGGCTCCAGAATGTTCGGGTGGCCGGCCGACGGATCGAATGTCTTGCCGGGCGAGCCGACGCCGCCGTAGCGCACGTCATATCGACCGCCGCTCTCAACCGAGGCGATGGCATCCAGGAATGCGTTCTTGGCCTGGGATGCGCCAGCGCGAATGCCGGCGACATAGTCCGAACCGATGCCCGACGAGCCGAGCGAACTGGGCGAGCCCGCTGCACCCCGTTGCACTGCGCCGACCGGGGCCGTGAGGCCAGTACCGGTGACCGTGCCGTTGACGACGACGGTGTTGGCCGTGACCGTGGCTGTGGCCGTCGTGATTGCACCTGCGGCGTCTTTGCTGCCACCGAAAATCTTGTCCAGGCCGGTGCCCTTGAAGGCGTTGGCCATGATGTTCTTGAAACCGGCAGACAGCATCTGCTTGGCGAAGCCCTTGACCATGTCACCAAACGAGGCGTTGCCGTCCACGACCAGGTCGGCGAGGTTGTCAGCAATGCCGTTGAGCGCCGTGTTCCAGGCGTCCTTGACCTTGTCGGCCAGCTTCAGATTGTCGTCGATGAAGTCGTCGAAGCCCGCGCGGATGCCGTTGAGCGGGTTGCTCTCGTAGGCTTCCTTCAGCTTCTGCAGCGCGTCGTATTCCTTCATGTACTGGTCGACATACTGCTTGGCATCAGCAATACCTGCCTTGCGGGCTTCACGCTCGACTTCGAGCTGGGCCGTCAGACGGTCCCGCGCCTGCGCACCGAGGCCGATGACCGCCGCCTCGTCCTTCAGCTTCTGGATGCGTTCGTTCAGCGCTTCTGCGAATTTGCGGACCTGCGAAGCGTCGTTCGCACCTGGCTTGTTCGGGTTGGCGAAGTCTGTCTGACCACCCTTGGCAGCCTTTTCCGCCTGTTTGCGCTCTTCTTCGAGCTGCTTGGCGCGGGTGGTCACTTCGTCCATCGATTTGATGGCACCGGACTTCAAATCCTCGATCAGCTTTTCGGCGCTGTCGACGAAGGTCTTGACGTAGTCTGTCGAGAAGTTCTCGGCGATCTTGTCTTTCACTTCGGCGAAGTTCTTAGCGACGACTTCTGTCAGGTCCTTGGTCGGGCGGTTGAACGCCTCGCGCATGCCATCGAAGTCGAGCGTCATCGCATCGCCGATGCCGTCGGCCAGGTTGCCGAACAGCGACTTGGCATTGTCGACCATGCCCATGAAAACGTCATAGACCGTATTGCCGAGCGCTACGAAGACGTCCTTCACCGAGATCGAAAAGGCGATGAAGGTGTTGACCATGTTCGTCGTAGCCTTAGCGGCTGCCGATATCATGCCACCGAACAAGGTAGCAGCGCCATCGGCGACGATACCGATGCCGGCGAGGATGTCCTGCACGGCCTGAGAGAAGCCTTGCCAGACAACCTGGAGCGCGTTCTTGACTTTCTCCCAGATCGCCATGACCAGATCGCCGACACGTACGGTGTCGTCACCCCACTTGAAGGTGGCGTCGCGGAATTCATAGAGCAGCGTGACCGCCGTGATGATGGCACTGGCGATGAATAGTAGCGGGTTAGCCTTGGTGATCGCGTTGAACGCAGCCATGGCGATCGAGGAGGTGCGGATGGCTGTGACCAGTGCAGCGAAGCCGCCGACGAGCGCAGCAACACCAGCAGCCGTGCCAATGCCGGCGAGCGCGGCAGACAGCACCTTTGCCTCAGTCGATCCATCCTTGATGTGGGAGACGAGGCCGGCAATGCCGTTGACGCCGTCTGTCAGCGTCTGGGTCATGATGCGCAGGGCTCCGCCCACGCCCGCATCACCGAGCGCGTTGGCCAGCTCTTCGCCGGCGGACTGTAGCTGACGAAAGTCGCCTGTCAGGTTGTCGCCAATGATCTTCGCGGCCTGTGCAGCCGTGCCGCCGGCCTGGCGTGTTGCCTCTTCGTATTTGCGCAGCTTCTCGGGCGCAGAAGACAGAAGGATTGCGGCGCGTCCGCCTTCCTCGCCGAAGATGCGCAGGCCCTGGCCGGCCGTCATGCCTGCGTCGTGCAGGCGGGTGAACGTGCCGATCAGGTCCTTCGGGTCGAGGTCCTTGATCGACAGGCCCATTTCCTTCAGTGCCTGCGCAGCTTCCGGCGTCGGCTTCAGCATGCGCGCAATGACCTGCTGGAGCTGCGTACCCGCCATAGAGCCGAGCGTGCCGGCATCACCGACGACGCCGATCGCAGCCGCAAGGGTATTGAACGACACGCCGGCAGCATTGGCGACCGTACCTGCGTACTTGAAACTTTCGCCCAGTGATGCGGCAGAGGCGGCCGAGATGTTATCGACCTTCGCCAGCACGTCCACGACGTCGGTCGCACGGCCGGCACTGATGGCAAACTGGTTCATAATTGCGCCAGTCGTAGCGGCTGCCTCGCCGAGATCGATGCCTGCCACGAGCGCGAAGTCGAGGGACGACTTGGCGGCGGCCATGGCCTGCTCGACAGTGAAGCCAGCACGGGCGTAATTGATCAGCGCCTCGGCACCCTGGGAGGCAGAGAATTCCGTCGTCGCACCCATCTCGCGGGCAGCCTGCTTGACACGCGCCATGTCGGCCTCGGTCGCCTGGGTCACTGCCTTGAAGACAGAGAGCTGGCGCTCAAGGTTGGCGAAGGCCTGCACCCCCTGGATCGTGAGCATGGCAGCGGAGAGACCAGTCAGAGCCGCGACGGCTGTCTTGACGGTAGAAGAGAAGGAGGAGACGTCTCGTGCCCCGTCCCTGAAGGGCTTGCCGGGATTGACCTTGTTGGCCTTGTCGTTGAGGCCCTTCAGCGCTTCGCCGGCAGCCTTGCCCTGGTTCGCGACAGATTTGAGGTCGCCGCCAAACTCGCGGATGGCGGCCTTGGCGGCGTTCCTCATTTTCAGGATGAAGGTGATTTCGCGATTGGTAGGCGCCATGATCAAAGGACCTTCTTAGCTCGTGCTCTTCTCTTGGCGTCCTGCTCCCGACGGTGATTTTCGATCAGGTCGAGCGTCTGCTCCATCACTCTAAAACTGTCGACCAGGGCGGCTGGCTGTGAGCCGGTTGCACCCTCGTCGTAGAAATGACCCTTCTGGAAGTTCCGGAAACTCCAAAAGAGCTCGCCGTAGAAGACAGGATCATCCAGGATTGGGCGGCGAGGGCAGGTGTGCATATCCTCGCCGTCCAGAGTTACCGGGAGCTTGGCGTTGCCGTTGCACCCCCAGTGGGTCTTCTGGGAAGCCGTGCACCGGCCGCAGTTCCTCTCGGGGAGGAGTTCTACGGCTAGGACGGCTTGGCGGAGTTTTTTACGTCAGCTACCGACAGTTCGTTGCCCTTGATAATCTCGCCGGCCAGCTCGTCGATGAGAGCCTGCGGGATTTTCTGCATGACGGTATCGGCGACGATCTTGTAGGACTGACCGCCGTGGCGGCGCGAGACGGTCTCGAATGCGATGTCGTTTCCTGCCTCGTCGCGGAAGCGCTCGAACCCCTTCAGGCCGTACTGGACGCGCTGATAGTTGACTTCGGAAGTGTTGATCGCGGTTTCGACTTCTTCGTCCGGGGCATTGGCGTCGACAACGAAACGGGTCGTCTGGTCCTTGATGCGGCCGGCCGTGCGGCTGTCGAGCGTGCCGATGAGCCAGACGGTTGCCTGGTCGGTGCCCCTGTCTTCGTCGTAGACGCTTTCGTACTTGTGGACAGCGTCGAGCTTGAGTGCCTTGATGGCCATAGGTCTTCCTCAGTGAGAGAATGCCCCGAAGGGCAGGTTTGCAACGGGTTGCAACTGGCAGATCATTTGTCCGCCAGATGCTTTTCGATACGCGTCCCAGGGTTTCGATTGACGATAGCCTGGGCTGCTCCACGGGTTAGCTTGACGGCGATGACCTTTTCGTTTGGCTCGCCGTCACGCGCCACGTTGTTCTTTTGGAGGACGACGTAGGTTTTCACCTGCATCGTCCCGTTGGTATGGCCCACTATAGTCTCCTACAAGTGTCGCCCCTGTTAGCAGAAATAGAAGTTAAACTCGTCGTTGCCCAGGTTTCGTTTGAAGAGCAGGTCGATTTCGTAGGTACGGATACCGTCACGATCGCCGTAAGCCATCTGCGACGTCTGAACGACAGGGCCGTGGAAGCAGACCTGGTTACCGACAGACGTGCCGACCTGCATCATGAAGTGCTTTGCCTTGGCGGCGGCGAAGTCGGCCCAGAAAGGCTGATCGGCTTCAAGCGTCGCTTCCGGGTTGATCTTGCCGGACGGCTGGCGATCGGTGATACGGCTGCCCTTGTAGCCGTCCTGCGAATTGACGTCGGGGCGCGGCGTGATGGTGTTCTGCTGGTCGTAGGAGAACGCCTGGACGACGATACCGTCGACAGAGCCCCAGGTGAGGTTGCCCAGTTCCACCTGCTGCGGAAGCTGGACTTCGAACACTGGGCTCGCAGGAACTGCTGCGTCGACGACGTTGTTGAACGAACCGGTGAAGGTGAATTCGATCGTGGAGTAGCCACCGGCTTCTGCCGTGATCGTGAAGGTGCCCATGGCGTCCGTCAGCTTGTGCTTCAGGCCGTCGAAGTAGGCTTCGATCGTCAGCAGTTCCTGTCCGGAGGAGACCGGCGTGGCCTTGATGCCCTTCGGAAGGACGAGGACGTAGAAGACTGCGCCCGTCGGGATGGAGCCGGTGAAGGTCGGGGTGACCGTGACGCCAGATGCGGTCGACAGGGTAAGCGGCGTGCCGGAGGCAATGGTGGTAGCAGAGCCAGCACCGCTGTCGGTCGCGTTGTCGTTGTTGGTGATGACGACTGCGGTCGTGGCACCCTTGGTGATCGTATAGAGCACGGGCTTGGTGATGCCGGCGCCGAGCGTGCCGCCGACTACCCACGTGATGGCAGGCGTGGTGGCAGGGTTTTTGCTGTCACTGATAACCGGAGCGACGCTGTCACCGCCCGCGCCAGTCATGGCCGTCAGGACGTAACCGCAGCCACGCAGAAGCGTAGCGAGCTTCGGGGCGTCGGTCAGGACGCCGGACTGCTCCAGACCGTTGCCACGCACTTCGGTCGTGAACTTGATCGTGGAGAGCTTGCGGCCGATGAGGTGCTGGAACGGAGACAGGTCTGGAGACGTGAATTTGCGTTCGAGAAGGGTCGGGTCGACCGAGAAGTCGGGGTCTGTGACCTGAATTGCGTTTGCGGCGGCTGTAAGTGTAGCCGGCACGCCAACGCCAGACTGTACGCCAGCGAGCACTACGGCCTTGCGGGTCAGGAGGGGGTTACCCAGGGTCATTGCTATTCTCCTTGTCGTTTACGGGGGTTGCCCGCGATGTGCCGATATTGAATTTCCCAGAAGACAATGCCGGCCACCGTCTGATCGTGAGGCCCGTCTACGTCAAGCTCGTTTCCGCTTTCTACAATATCTAGGCTTAACTGAATAGGGCCTTCGGTGCAGTAAATGTCGGAGGTCATGACGGTCTGGACTTCGCCGAGGACGGCGCGGGCGACTTTGGCGGGCTTATCGCCGATCGCCAATTGTATCTTAAACTCGGTTTGGACTTCGAGAATTCGGGTCGAGTACCCGACCAGGTCCCTGTTGCGCTCGCGACCGTCGTAGATGCCGATCGCATTGCCTAGCGCCGTCTCGGTAGACGTGAGCGGGCAATCGGAGACGGTGTTCCAGGTAATGAAGCGGCCATTCTCTCCGGCCACGCAATCCTGAAAGCGCTTGATAAGATGCTGCAGGATACGGTCGCGGACGGTATCCGGGGGAAGGTCTGCAATCACAGCTTAAGCTCCTTCACGAAGAGATCGAGCAAGCGCTCCTGGAAGTAGGGCATCTCGCTCATGTAAGCCTTCTCCAGCCCGAGACGTGGGCGGATATAGACCGACGGCTTGAGCAGGTAGAGCGGCACAAGCTCCCGGCCGCGCCGCTGAAATATGATCAGGTTGCCCTTGCGCGAGCGCTGGACGAAGGTCTTGTCCCAGTCCCGCGCCGATCGCCTCAGCGGAACGCCTCGGCTATCGCAGGCCGCAGGGAGAGGGATGGTGAGGTACTTGCCGGACCTGGCTGTAATGGTGCCGCCGGTCTCGTGGATGGTCATGGACCCGGTGGAGATCGACCCCTTTACGTCATCGACACTGCCGGTTGAGCCTGTGACGTAGATACTGTCCCGGATGGACTTCAGCCCTTCGCCGGTGCGGCGCTGCAGCGTGTTGCCGCTATTGACGAGGTTGCCGTTCCATGCGGAGGAATGCGCTTCCTCCATTGCTTTTGCAACGCGTTGCAACGAACGTCGCATAGCGTCGGACACCTTGCGGGCGACGCGATTGGGAGAGGCATCAAGCTCCTTCACGATCCAGTCTACTGCCTCGTCGAGGTCGGTGAAGGTGCTTCCGCCGATCTGGATTGTGATCGGGTTCTCGCTCATCCACGGCCTCGAAGCAGCGTGCGGTATTCGGCGATCATGTTGGCGACTTCAGGCAGGAGGCCGAACTTTGTCGTGTATTCTTCCTTGCCCTTGCTGTCCTTGTCGGACGCTGTCGAGACGTTCTCCGGCAGTGAGCGCTTGAAGAGGTGCTGGACCTGCATGACGCAGGCCAGGCGGACGTCGGCCGGCACTTCCGCATAGCCGCCGTCATAGGTCACCTTGAGGCTGTCGCGGCTCTTGACCAGCGGGCGGTTGATGTAGATGCAGTTCTTCTCCGCGAGCACGACATATTGGTCATCGAACAGCAGCGTATCGTCGGCGAAGCGGTGCGTCAGGTCGTAGTAGACCTTGACCGTCAGCGGGTCGAGCAGCGGGGCCTTCGTCAAAACGATGGGCGTGCCGCTGGGCGAGAAGAATATGCCCGATGTATTGGTGTCCGAGAGGAAATCGTAATGGCGCTCTGCGCCTGCCTGGACGTGAAAAATCTCAGAAAAGGTATCAGCGCTGAACGAGCGCCGGCATGCCCTTTCGATCTGGCCGGACACGACAGAGATCAGCTCGGCGATCTTCGTATCGTATTCTGTGTTGCCGGCACGAATGGGAAGGCCAGCCTTGGCGTCGGTGAGGGTGATCAAGTCTGCCATGCTGGCCTCCATAGACTTTGGGGGCCCGCTAGAGGCCCCCTTGTTGTTACTCTGCGCTGCGCTGACGACGACGGGTCTTCGGCGCGGGTGCGTCGTTGACGTCGACATCCGGGTCAGTAAACGTGAAGCGCGTCATGGAGAAGTCCTCGCCGTCCACTTCGCGGAATTCGACAGCGTTTTCTTCGAGGTACTTCTTGGTCGCTTCATCGACGAGCTGGTGGGCCTTCTGGCCCTCCGGCTGCGTGTGGTTGTTCCAGACCACGCCATTGTGGTCGTAGTACATGCCGCGTGTCAGGGTAGCGCGGTACTGCTTTGCTTCATCAGACATTTCGATCTCCTCGTGGTGCCCGTCTCTGCGGGACTGCTCGGGGTTTCGGGAAAGAGGAGTGGCCGCCGTTAGGCGACCACTACAACCTCGGGGACGAACGTGCCGCGCAGGGCGTTAAGCCGAGCCGCGATCGTTGCGATGTTGTTGGCGAAGAGCGCCAGCTTGGCGTCGAGTTCGGCCTTCTTGACGCCGGGAGCGGCATCAGCGCCTGCACCGATCGTGATCGCGGCAACCGTCTTTGCGAACGTGCCGAGGTCCTTTGCGGTGCTGAGCGTGTTGACGCCTTCTGCGGTGGCAAGCTGCGAGACGAAGCGGGAGACCGTATAGAGCGCGCCGTCCAGAGCCAGGATGCTCGTGTTGACGTTGCTCGCCTGTGCGCCCGTTGCTGCGCCGGTCGTGGTGCCGATTGCGCCGATCGTGCCGTCGGCCGCCGTACCGCCACCGTTATAGGTGAGCTGGTCGGCAGCAGGGACGCCGATGGCAGCAGCAACAGCATTCGCCTTCGTTGCCAGTTCGAGGATGGCGTCCTTGACCAGCGTGAGCTGGGTGACGGCCGAAGCGGCAGTGGCCAGGTCGGAGCCAGAGGCTGCCTTGTTGGCGAGGTCTGCCGGGATAGAGACGACGGAACGCGTGGTCGACGCCGTGCCGCCGGAACTGTCGGTAAGTGCGACAATGCCAGAAGCCGCCTGGCGGGCGTGCTGCTGGGCGATCGCGATGATGAGGTGCTGGTTGGAGCCACCGTCCACGCGGCCGGCAGTGCTCTTGGAAAGTTTGATGGTCATGTCTGCGTCCTTCCGGGAAGCGGTTGGGTGGCGTAGGAGAAGCGAGGGGCCGAAGCCCCACGCCTACAGATGTTCGCTTAACCCAGGTTGATGAGCTTGGCGCCGGCCAGCTCTTCTTCGACCTGGATGGCGATACGTGCAGTGATGACGAAGATCACTTCACGCGAGCGGATGTCCTTGTCGGTCTCGATGCGGACGTTACGCTGCAGGCCCCAGATGATGTTCTTGGGGTCGGTGAAGACGACATTCGCGTCAGGCATCAGGGCTGCCGGCGCGAGCGGGATGCCGAGAGCGGCAACCGGCTGACCACCAACGGCGATGCTGTCACCCAGCGCGCCCGGACGGCCGGCCATCGTTACGCGCCAGTCGCTTTCCTTGTCCATGGACGTGAAGTAGCGCATGGCTGCGAGGTTGCGGCGGTAGGCCGTCGGCAGGGACTTCTTCAGGCGGTTCCAGAGCGCCAGCGACATCTGTTCGCCAGCGGCGTCGACGATGTTCGAGGTGAAGCGCTTCAGAATGCCGTTCTGCAGGCAGAGCAGGTCGTCGGTGGCAGACGAGATCGTCTTGTCGCCGGAGATCAGCAGGGTTTCGAAGTCGAGGGCACCGCGCTGAGCAACGAGAGCCAGGATCGTGTCCTGGAAGTTGCCGCGCTCGATGTTGTCTTCGAGAACTTCGTAGGGGATACGAACTTCCGCGATAACTTCTTCGGTGTTCATGCTGATCTTCGACGTCGTGACAGACGTGCGCTTGCTTGCGGCAAGAACGCGATCGTTCACGTTGCTGTCGTTGAGGCCGGTCGCACCATTGCCGGAGTTCTTGGCGCCGTGGAAGACACGGGTGCCGATACCGACCTTGTTGATGTCAGCCTGCGGCGCATTCATCTGGACCGAGCGAACGGCGCGCAGAAGTGTAGGCTCGTCGAGCAGCTTGCGGAAGAATACGTCGTTCTGCTCGGGCTGGAGCAGGCCGCCGTTGGTGGCGAGGTCGGTGAGGGCGATATCGGCCTTTACCGAGAGACCGCGAAATGAAGTCATGTTTTCAGTCCTTCCATGGAACGTTGTCAATTGTGGAGCTACTAGCGCTGCGTTTTACGACTAGGTGCGAATACCCATCGCTTCGAGCGAGTTGCGGTGGCGCACTTCAGCGGAGATTTCCGTCGCCGACTTCTGTGCGGGTGTCCTACCGCTATCGCTGTGGATGGAGGTGACGCGTGGCATGTCTTCGACATCTGCGCTTTTGCGCGTCTGGGAGGTGCTTTCAACCTTTTCCAGACGTTGTGCCAGCGTGTCTGCCTTCTTTGCGCTCTGCTCTGCACGTTCGTTGGCATCCTTCAGCGCCGTCTCCATGCCGTCCAACTTCGCAGTCAGGGCAGTGAGGGCGGCGAGAACGGGGTCAGCGACCGTGTCCGAATTGCTCGCTTCCTTGGCAGTGGTCTTAGTCTCGGCTGCTGTAGCTGCCTTGACTTCGTTCTCCTGGGTTTCCCCAGCAGCAGGGACAGTGGCATCGACAACCGGAGCTTCGTCCGACTTAACGGCGAGCTCGACGTGGTTGGATGCCATCTGAATGAGGATATTTCCGAGGGTCTGGATCGCTGTCTTCATGGAAGCAATCGCATCCGCAGACAGGCCGCCGCCCTGGAAGGCGTCGTAAGCCAGGCTGTCCTTCAGCCATGCCAGCGAGCGGATGATCGAAGCCATCTCGGTGATGTCGTAGCAGTCCTTCTTGGTGAGGACGGAAACGATGCCGTCTTCGGACTTGGCAAGCAGCTCCGGCACTTCGTCGGACGGCTTGACCGGCTCTTCGCCCGTGACCACGGGAGCCTCGACCGTGGCATCCGTTGCAACGGGTTGCAATTCCGGCGTACCGGCTTCAGCCTTCATGGTGGCGAGGACAGGGGCGGTGAACTTGTCGCGCGTGGACTGGTTCAGCGAGGCCCAGTCAGCTTCGGACAGGCCGGCTTCGGTGCGGACCTTTTCCTCGGCCTTGACGCGCAGCTCTTCGTCGCTCTTCTGTGCGCCAGTCGTCGGTGCTTCCGTCTTCTTACCCTCGATCGCGACCACGTCGGCGTTCGGCGTGTCGTTTGTTTCGCTGGCCTTTTCGGCGAGTTCGCCGACGAAGGAGGTGACGCCGTCTTCGACTTCGATCTCCTGGACATTGGCGAGTTCGGTATTGCCTTCGACCGTGAAGGAGCCGTCATCCTCGGCCTTGATCGTGGTCTCGACATACTTGCCGGCATCGAGCCAGGCCTGGACCTGCTCTTCGGTCTTGAAGTTGTCACCCTTGAAGGTGAGCTTGGCAATATCGGCAGTGCCGTTCTTGAGGTTCTTGGGCATCTCGGCCTCCTGAGTGAGTTCATCGGATTTGATGACACGGAGAGGCGTGCCGTTTGCGCCCGCCCTCACGATGGAATTGAACTGCGGTTCAGGGTCGGTGAGCAGGGTGACCTTTTTGACGATCTTCGATGCTTCGCGCTTCATATGTGCAGTCCTCAAACAAAAAAGCGGTGATTGTGACTGTCCGTCTTCTCGGTCACACTGCCGCGCTTGATTTCATGCCAGTGACCGTCAGCAGCCTTGGAGGTTCTGCCTTTGACCACTTTGCCGTTCTCGTCGAGCTGCACAAAATAGTAGTGCTCGTGATCGTCATTCTGCTCGGTCTTGCCGACCTGGTCGCGAACGACCTCGATCTCGACCGTGCGCTGGACGGGGGTGACCATGGCCTGAAAGGAGAAGCCATTTAGGTTGCCGGCCTTGATGTCAGACCAGACCTCGGCGTCTTCGACCTTCACGCCCATGACCCAGGCGCCAGCGGTGTAATCCGGATCGCCCTCGCGAGCGATGAAACTTTCGACCGGGTAAGCCTCGATCGGCTTGTTGTCGTGCTTCACGTCGATGGACTTCGTCAGGTCCAGCCGCATGAAGCGGTGAGCCATCAGCTCGATGTCTTCGGCGACCATCATCTCGCCGTAGGTGTCGAGCCGGTTGGGAGCGTAGACTTCGCCATAGATGATCTGCCGGTCGTCATCCGACCGTACGATCTTCGTCAGCGATGTCTTCGGCGTCTTGCTCATGGCTGGATTAAATACGCTAGAAATGTAGCCTGCGTCAATCGGCGTCCAGCGAGGAAATTGCAACGCGTTGCAAAATCTAAAATGAAAACGCCCCCGACGAGGGCAGCGTCGAGGGCGTCTAGGGAGGTGACCAATCTGGGCGGGGCATTGCCGGACTCGTCACCAACATGTCTAGGCGATATTTACCTAGCTTGCAAGGGGTTTATCGTCCGAGAGGGTCAGGCTGTTCGCTTGCCACGTCGAAACCATCCGAGCCAACGCCGATGCGGGGCTTGAAGAGCGGGCCGGGGTCCGGTGCAACTGTTGCAAGCGCGGCAAGGCTGTCTCGCTGCAGGGTCTCTGCCGCCGTCAGGTACTGCAGGATGGTGCGATTGTTCTGGGTGACGCGCTGGGCGACGGGACGATCGTCATCCTTGATCTTGCTCGTCTTCGCCAGGACTTCGTCGCGGAGCTGCGACAGAAGGTCTTCGAGCTTCCAGCCTGTCGGATTTTCTGCGGACATCAGGATGGGCGTCTTGGTCATGCTGGCCTCGTGAAATAAGGGCGGGCGTAGAAATAGCCGGGCTCCGCCAGGTTGAACTTCTTTTCGTTGGCATATTCGATGAACTTGTCGCGGCCGGCCTCGGACAGGTGCTGGAAGTAGAACTTCCCGAACTTCGTCGCCCCGCGCGGTGCGAACTGCACCCACGTCCGCCCGTTGACGTAGTGCTGGCGACCATAGTCATCGAGCGGCAGGCTATCGACGTTTTCCGGGGTGACGAGGGTGTAGCCCTCCCGCTCGAAATTAGTGGTCGAGATGACG